ATGGCCCTGCAATGCGCCGCCAGCAGCCAGAACAAGGTCGCCAGCCGCATGGGCCGGTCTGCCGCCTTGGTCAGTCAGGTGCTGCGCAACAAGTATCCGGGCGATCTGCACGCGGTTGAGGAGCTGTTTCGCGGCCACTTCATGGCCGAGACCGTGCGGTGCCCCGAGCTGGGCGCGCTACCCCTGCACGAGTGCCATGACTGGATGGCCAAGGCCCGGCATTTCCAATCCACCAACACGCTGCGGGTGCGCATGTATCGCGCCTGCAAGCGGTGCCCCCGTTTCACGAAAGGAGAGGCTGATGTCCAAGACGCCTAGAACCAACCCACCGCTCGACCCGTTGCTGGTCAATCGGTATGTCGCCGAGCTTATCCATCGCACGCATGAAAACGAGATGGTCGGTGCCATTCTCGTGGTCGCCGCCCGGATCACTGCGGCGGGTGCGCTGGATGATCAGGCCAAGTTCGACAAGGCGCTTGCAGAGTTCCGCTCGGAGGCCATTGTCGCGCGCTCCAATATGCGCGCCGCCGTGCAGACCAAAGCAATCATTGAGAAAGCGCGCGGGGGTGGCCATGCCCATTGATCGCTGGACCGTTCCCCAGATGGCCGAACGCGCCGCGCGCGGGCTTGGCAAAGTCGACCAGCTCGGCCCGCGTGGCGCAACCATGGTCAGCCGTGACGAGGTCGAGGCCATGGCGGGCATGCTGGCGCTGCTTGGCATGACCCCGATCTACCCCGGAAACCCCACGCCCGCAGGCGATCTGTTCCCGCGCCAAGAGGCGCTGCAAATCATCGAAACGAAAGGACCGACCGATGTCTGAATTCACCCCCATGCCGATCCCCGATGGACGCGTCGAGGCCAATGGCAAGATCTACATGCCCGACGCCAAGGGCAACCTTGTGCCGGTCGAGATGATCGCACCCGCCGACCAGCTTGAAGACGAGACGGTGCGCAGGATCATCGGCTACGCCATGGCGTTGTCCGACCGGATCGCGCGCTTCAAGGCGCATACGTTCGAAGACCTTGGCGCGTTGGAAGCCCTTTTGCGGCAGGAATACGGGGTCACGAAGGGCGGTGCCAAGGGCAACAAGACCTTCATGAGCCATGACGGGCTGTTCAAGGTGCAGGTGCAGGTCGCCGATCACATCGATTTCGGCCCGCAATTGCAGATCGCCAAAGAGCTGGTCGATGAGTGCCTGAACGAATGGGCGGCAGATGCGCGCGCCGAAATCCGCGCCATCGTGACCCGTGCCTTCAACACCGACAAGGCGGGCCAGATCAACCGCTCCGAGATCTTCATGTTGTTGCGGTTGGAGATTGAGGACCCTCGCTGGCAGGAAGCGATGCGCGCGATCCGCGATGCGATGCGGGTGGTCGGGTCGAAGGTCTATGTGCGCTGCCAGCACCGCCCGACGCCCGATGCGCGTTGGGAGACCGTGACCATCGATCTGGCGAAGGCGTGAGCGTCATGGAGCAACCTTCCGATGAAGACATGGTCGCCGTCAATGAGATGGCAAAGCAACTGATCATTATGGCCCAGAGCACTCCACAACTTGCTCTGGCCCTCATGTTTGCGTCCTCGAATGTTCAAGCTGCTGCGGCGGCGGCGTGTCCAAACACCCCGTCGAAGTCGCTTAAAAGCGCCTTACGATATTACGAAAAGAATACGCGGGCTGCGTTCCAACGCTTTGTTGCAAAAGGGCCAAACGGGGGCAAGTTTGATGCCTGATGGCACCGAAACCATCGAGATCACCCTGACCCCCGGCATCATGCTGCTGGTGGCAGAGATCGTCCGCCATGAACGGGGCGCGCCACTGCGCTGCCCCGAACAGGCCAAGCGCGTAGTGGCCGATGCGCTGTTGCGCCTGTCCAACCCAGAGAATGGAGAGCTTCATGCCTGAACAGATTGCCCTGATCGAGGCGGCGCTGATCGACGCATCCGACCGCAAGAGCCTGTCGATGGTGCACGATATTGGCGAAGGCGAAGTGCTTGGCCGTCCCGCGAAGTTTCGATTGACCGTGCAGGCGCATCAGATCGAAGTTTGGGTGGACCGCCGGGTTTACACGATCAGCCTGCGGGAGTTGCTGGAGCAAGCGCTCTTGGCCATCGAAGGCGACATGCGCGCCAAGGTGAAAGCCCGCGCGCTGGCCGTGCATGGCAGCCCGGCCGAGACGGACGCGACACGTGTGGCCCGCGCTCTGTTCGGCGGTGTGGAGGCAGGCCAGTGACCGCCCGCGCCCTGCAACGCAAGGTCCATATGGGCTGCCGCGCGCTGGGGCTGGATGCCGAGACCCGGCGCGCGCTGCAAGAGCAGGTGACCGGAAAGGCCAGCATGCGCGACATGTCCGAGGCCGATTTGAAGGCGGTTTTAACGGCCCTTAAAAACCAAGGTTACACGCCGCCGAAAAACCCCAACTGGAAGCCCCGCGCGGATCGGCCCGACCTGCGCTATGTCCACGCGCTTTGGGGCAAGCTGGCGCGGGCAGGACATGTGACGTCGGGACGCCGCGCGCTCAACACGTTCATCCGGGCGCGGTTCGAGAGCGCTTGGGGGCATGTGCCGGTTGACGTGGACGCGCTGCGCGAGGCCGACCAGATCGCCGCCGTGCTGGAGGCCCTGAAAGCCATGTGCCGCCGCCACGGCCTGTCGGTGACCAAATGAAGCACCCGCGCACCCCCGTGACCGACCATGCCGTGCTGCGCTACCTGGAGCGCGTGCAGGGCATCGATGTCGAGCATGTCCGCCGCACCATCGGCCACCGGGTGGACCATGCCGCCGGGCTGGGTGCCTGCGGCGTGACGGTGGACGGGATCAACTACAAGATCGAGGGCGGCTTTGTTGTGACGGTGCTGATCGCCAGCCGCCCCGATATTCGCACCGGGCGCAAGCGGCGGGGGCGCGCGCGGCAATGACGCAACTGCCCGGCATCGCTGGCGAGATCGAGCGCGTGATCGGGCTGGACTTGGCCGTGCGCTTGCTGCAACGGCGCGGCGGGTGCGAGCTGCATATCCCGCGCCGGGCACGGGGGTCATTTCTGGCTGAAATCGTGGGCGAGGATGCCGCCGCCAAGTTGGCCGAGGCCATCGGCCCCGGCAAGATCGTGCTGCCCTGCGCGCATCTGCGCGGGCAGTTCGCGCGGCGTGAAGAGGCCAAGGCGATGCTGCGCGACGGCGCATCGTTGCAACAGGTCGCACTGGCCTGCGACATGCACACGCGCACGGTGTCGCGCCTGCGCGCCGAGATTGAGGCAGAGGCCGGATCGCGGCAGCCAAAACTGCCCTTTGACAGGCCATAGGTCTGTCTGCCACAGTGCCCGCACGCGGCGGACAAACCGCGCCCCCCTGACATCTGTCGAGGCTTAAGCCCCGCGCCCGATTTGCGAATGTGCCCCCAAGCGACATTGGGGGTTTTTTCATGCAAACGAGCGCACCGGGCGTCACCTTTCTGGAGCGGCACGAAGGGGTGGTTCTGAAAGCCTACCGTTGCCCGGCGGGTATCTGGACCATCGGCGCGGGGCTGACCGCGGCGTCCGGTGTGGTCAAGCCGCGCGCGGGGATGGTGATCAGCCGCGCCGAGGCGACGGGCCTGTTGCAAAAGGCGCTGCGCCAGAATTATGAGCCCGCCGTGAAGCGCACCATGCCGGGCGCGAAGCAGCACGAATTCGACGCAGGCGTCAGCTTTCATTTCAACACCGGCGCGATTGGCCGCGCGTCTTGGGTGCAGCATTGGATCGACCGGAATTGGGGTCGGGTCGAGCATAATTTGGCCGCTTGGAACAAGGGCGGCGGGCGCGTGCTGCCCGGCCTGACCCGACGCCGCGCTGAGGAATACGACCTTCTCGCGGATGGTGACTATGGCACTGGCCCTGCGCGGGTCGAGGCGGGTTTGGCCACGATGGTGGTCGAGCTGGACCGCGCCGAACTGGACGCCGCCCACGCCGGGTTCAAGGCTTTGGGCTACAATGTCGGGGACAGTGATCTGGGCTTCACGATTGGGGGTGTCCGCGCCTTCCAGCGCGACCATGATCTGACCGTTGACGGCATCGTGGGCCGCGCCACCCTCTCGACCCTGCAGCGGATGCTGGACGCGCGCGCCAAGGCCAAGCAGCCCGCCGCCGCTGCCGCCGTGGGCGGCACCGAGAGCACCGTGCAGGCCGGGGCCGAGATTGACCCGGCACTGGCTTGGGTTGGCCCCGCCATCCTGACCTTTGCTGCCCTGTTCGCGCTGTGGCTGGCGTGGCGCTATCGCGACGCGATTGCCGCAAAGCTCGCCCCCCGTTTTCCCAAACTTGCCCGTTACCTCTGGAGCATCTGATGAATGCCGTTCTTGCCCTTGCCGCCCAGATCGGCGTGCCCCTGATCAAACAGGTCCTGTCGGGCCGCATTGGCGCGCCCAATGCCGACCTTGCGGGCGACGTGGTCGAAGCTATCGCGCGGCGCGCGGGCGTTGGCGTGGGCGAGTTGCCCGACCTGATCGACCGCGACCAACCGCGCGCGGTCGATGCCCTGCGCGCGACCGAAGCCGCGATGCCCGAAATGCTGGCGCTCTATGCGCAAGGGTTGGAAGGCCAGTTCGCGCTGTTGCAGGCCGAGCAAAAGGGCCACTGGCTGGGCTGGGCATGGCGTCCGGCCATGATGTGGCTGCTGGCGTTCCTGTGGCTGTGGCAGTTGGTGATCCTTCACGTTGCCAATGCCATCTGGAAGGTCGCCCTGCCGCCCGCCGACAGCACCACGCTGCTGGGTCTGACCAGCGTTTACATGGCCCTTTATATGGGCGGTCACACCCTGAAGGACGCGATGCGCGTGGTCCGGGGGCGCGCATGACATCGACCATCGATTTCAGCCAGATTGTCGTCGTGGCGGCGGGCATCATGACGCTTTTGAACCTTGGTGCCATGGTCTGGACTATCTTCACCGGTCCCGCCCGCAA